ACCTAGTCTGCTATAAATATTGAAATACTCCTTAAAGTACTCTTGTACATGGCTAGGCTCATTTGCTCCTTGTCCTCCGTAGAGTGGGGCAAATGTATACGCCTTGGCATTCTGGCGCATATCTTTTGATACATCCTCTGGCTTACACTGATTTATAATACAGGCAGTCTGAGTGTGTACGTCTTTTCCTTCTAAAATATCTTGTATTATTTGTGGGTCTTTGGACAATTCACCAGCAATACGAAATTCTAGCCCAGAGTAATCGACTTCTATAATTGATCCTCCTTCACTGGCCCACCTAGACACCACGCACTTCCTTACCGGAAACTTCCTTCCTTTCGGCTGATTCTGGAAGTTAGGATTAGAAGAACTGAGTCTTCCTGTCCTAGTTACTGTCTGATTAAACTGGGCATGTAGTAGTCCAGTATCTCTAGTCCAGTATTTAATACCTTTTACAAATGAATCTAGATATGTGTTGACTGCATTGAGTCTTGTTAATCCTTTTAAAAACTCTAAGCCAACAGAAGAATCTTTACCTCCTCTACTTTCTAATTTATTGATAAGTTTGGAAATAGTAGCTTTATCTGTTTTAAAACCATTGGCACTGGCATCCTCTGGAGAATCTGGACTGAGTCTTAATCCAGCAGTGTCCTTAGTTTTTACATAAATAAACCCAGCACCATTGCATTTAGGGCATTTCGTTTCTTTTTTAAATGGGCTTCCGTCTTTCTTTGTCTTTCTCCATTTTCCATAGCCTTTACAAACAGAACAATTATAAGCGACAGTCTTCTTACATACTTCTGTATTAGCTCTAACTGCTTGTACAAAACCTTGGGGACTCATATGAGGAGGACGCAAGCTTTTCCCTCTGGAATCTGTACCGATATTAAAAACCTGCTTATGTCTCTGTTTATCTAGTATAGTCCTAGAATAAATGAGAGAGGATACGTCTGCCCCACTATTTAAATTTATAGGGGTATCACCCATAACCTGCTTAGATATATTCTTTAACTTCAGAAGAATGTTTGATTTTTCTTCAAAGTACTCTTTCTCTACTTTAGACAAAGCCTCTAGGTCAATACAGATACCATTCTGTTCTATGCTTTGTAAGAAAAGCAGCATGTCCAAAGACAAATCTAGAATAGGTACGAGAGACTTATTTTTCTCTAATGTGAAGTCCTTTAGTTGTTGAAGAAATATTTCACATGTAGAAAGGACATCTGCATTCGCATATTCAACTACGACCTTCAAAGGCATATTCTCAAAGCCTATTCCAGACTTGAAAAGTTCCTTTACTAGTTCTGTCTTCTTTAAAGAAACTCCTCTGCGAATACAAGTATTCTCTAAAGAAAGAGGTGTACGTATCCCTTTAGCCAAGATGTACTCAGCTACCATTGTACAAAATAATTTCTTGGGATTTATATACTTGCGAAGTATCTCATCACTGAAACATGATTTGATATATGATAAATCATATTTAGCATTATGAGCTACAAGAGTGGATACCCTAGATACATCTTGTAAGAACAAAGTAAGATCTGGGGAAGTCGAAGGTACTTCTTTATGATGAAATACTCTGTAGTTTGCTGGCCCTATTTCTCCAGTCTTTGAAATTAATCTCCAATGTAAAGAGACTATTTCATTGGCTGGATTATAAGGGGAATTGTCTTTGATATTGTTATCTGGATCATGCTGAACTGTGGTTTCTAGATCTAGTATAACTGCTGGAAGAAACGATTCTGGTAGTAATTTGAGCATTCTGGTTCACCTTAAAATATTTCCAAAGACTCTCTGGAGTCCTCAGATTCCTTGGATTAAATACACATTTAAATTTCTGAGGTTTCTTCAAGAAAGTTTTTTCGTGTCCCTCTAAAAAATCTTTCCTGGTGATCCAGCCTTGTACAATGTACAGATGATCACCGTTCTCATCTTCAACTTCAGAAATCAGAGAGCACACATCAGAACAGAAGTTGTCTGGTGTGTCAATAATTAAATTACCTTGGGTTCCATAAATCGTTTTCACCTGTACGGATATGTCTCCCACCCAAAAATCTATCAGACCGTCTGTAGCTACTTTTGAAGAAGGTTTTGGTAAGTCGTACACATAGCTAAATGCTACTTCTCCTTTGAAGCCTGTAGAGAATAGATCCTCACATGTAATTGAAGAATTCAACATGTCAGGTTTCATAGTCTCTTTGACTGCAGAAATATTTTCTCTTATTATTTCTGCATTCTTAGCTCTGACTTCACATTCATGCTCATCAGCTTTGCTTAAACGTACAAATATCCAGTCATCAATGGAGTTGTTTCTATTGTATAAATTGTTTGAAGAAACCATTTTTCCCTCTTATAAGTTTCTTTTAGTTTCTTTTAGTTTTTTTTATCTGGAAAGACTAACAGGGATTCCCCAAAAGCTCTGAGGCGAAAGCCTACACCATAAATTTAGTTTTGTCTAGGCAATTAAACAGGCAATTTGACAGGCAATGCGTTGCCTATGATATTGCCTGTCTTCCTTGAAGATAAAACTATACTATGTACCTAGACACTTCTGGTTCTATTTCACAGATAATAGTACCGTGCCAACCAGATAATTTGTTTTTAGAAACAGTAAGATACCTTGTATTATCTATTTCTGTATCATCAACATCTCCAGCCTCATGCTTTCCTATACCAATAATCAAATCTACTTCTGCAGCTTTTCCAATTTTAGACCCCTCCATGTCAAAAGGAGATAATCGTGTCCTTCCTTTAGCTTCTGCAGAGGCTTGAGAAATAGTGAGTAAAGCACAGTCTCTTCTTTTAGCTAATTCTCTGAGATTCTTAAATAATTCTCTTAATCGTTCGTGAGAAGCAGAGTAATTATTACCGATATGTACTTTGTCTCCTTGATCTAAAATTAGTATGTCAGGGCCAATGTACTCGACATAGCTTTCTACTCTTCTCAGATCCCAGTCTTGTACGTCATTCATAGTTATCAGATCTGAAACATTGGAAAATGCTTTCTTAGCCTTTTGAGGATTATGTGTGATCTCCTCTGTAGTCATACCACTGTAAGACTGTATAGCTCTTAGCATCATTCTTTCAGACTTTTCTTCATTACCTAGATACAAGACCTTTGCGCCTTGATCACAGAATCCGCCAGGAGCACAACAAATAGAAATAGCAAAAGCACTCTTGCCTGTTTCTGGCAAAGCAAAGATTACTCCGAATTCTCCTCTTCCTATGCCGTACACATGTCTAGACAGAGTCTCCAAATTAAAAGAGAATCTGTTCTTGTCATCACTGACATTCAGCAGAGATTCAATATCTTTTGTAGTGGGTTCTCCAAAGTCTGTAGGAAGAAACCCTTGTCTTTTATCATCTAGAAGCTTGAGAAGCTGTGTCATAGCCTCTTTGTCTCCTTCTGAGAGGCTTAACCCTAGAGTAGCTATTGTATGCCCCGTATGACGTTCCCATAGATTTTGTATATAAGAAGTCATAACTTCTTGGTTTATTTTTTCATGCGTACTTTTAAAGACTTCTGTGAGGTCTACATCCATTTCAAGTTTCTTTGCTTGGGAAGCAAAAGGGTTCTCCATGTCCCAAAGCATCATCAGTTCGTTCTTGTTTACGCATTCTAAATCTGGGTACTTCATGTAAGTTTCTACAATTAAATCGTATATTGTAGAAAGATTACCTTCAGAGAATATTTCATTGCATAAGTTATTCTTATTATTATTGAAATTATCTTTCTGGCAAATTGCTTTAAGCACCTGATGTTCTAGCATTGACATACAACCCTCTAACTCTTTCGTAGTTTCATTTTAGATAAGTCAGACAATTCTTTTCCTCTTCTCTCTCTGACAGTTACGGACATAAACTTGTATTCAACATGTTTTTGATTCTCCATAGAGTTATTCATAAACTTGAGTAGTGTTTCCCCCAGGTCACTTTGCTCCTTGTCAATAGTGTCATTAATTTCGGTAGATGTGTTTCCCCACCTTCCGTCTGTATCGAAATCCAGAATAGCGATGAATCTAGCTTTCATGGTAGTAGTAGTTTATGGACTTTTGAAGAAGACAGATGTTTAATATCTGGCCCACTTAAAAGTCTAATATTAATAGGTATTCTAGGTATAGCTGCTTGCAATTGAATTTTGATTTCAATAGCTTTTTTACTAGCATCTGCATCTAGACAAATGATAAATTTATTTAGATTAGGTTCCTCCTTTTTCAATGCATTTATACAAGACATGGACAAGTTAGTTCCCAGTAAAGCTGTGCCTACTAAAGTAGTAGACAGGTCTGGGTGCTCACTACAATGCTCATAGACAGCACAGGCACTGAGTACATCCTCAACCAGTACCATTGTGTAAGAATCTGTAGTAGTTTCTAAATCAGAAGTAGTTTCTTTTACAGAGACAAAAGGCATGTCCTCTTTACTTCCGTACATTAACCATTTAGGTTTTCTACGCAGATTCAGAGTTCTACCGATTCCTCCAGTCATCTTCTTATTACAAAAAACTATTCTCTCTTGCGTAGGTTCATAAAAAATAGGTAAAAGACAGTCTTCATATGCTTTGTAGCTATTATTCTCCTTTAAAAAATCAATAGTTTCTGGGTGATACTCCAAAGAGGAAAGGATCTTTGGCATAGGGTTCTTGATTACCTCCTCCTTTTTTGATTCTGTAGAAGTTCTACTTTGAATTATTTGACGTAGGATCTTTGGGTTCATGTCTTTCTTTGATCCTCTAACGGAACATCTAGCCTTATAACAATTCCATACTATTTTCCCACTCGCTGGCATTCTGGTAATTGTCAAAGTATTTCTACCTCCACAATACGGACAGTCCTGACGTAGTGTAGCAAATAAATCATTCTCATCTAATTTACTGATTAAATTGTTTATTTCATTTTTGTTGTATTTTCCCATAGTATTCCTCTTTTTTTTCTCTGCCACCATTGTTTAAACATTAAGCAAAGCTTCCCAAGATACCGGATAAATCTTTGCTATTTGTTCTGAAATCGAAACAGCAATAGTTCTAGTTTCTTCTTGTGCATGGTCATCCATTCTTAATAAACACATATCTGCAAATGCATCTAGACTCCCACTCCAGATCCATTGGGTGAACATTGACTGAGGAAGTACTAATCTAGCCTGTTCAGCAGCTATTCCTCTACTGATAAGGTCATTATACGCTAGTAAGCATTGTGCATGGCTTGAAGAAACTGCTTTTTGTAATTCTTCTGGAATAAATGCAGTTTCTCCGCTAGATCCCTGCTTTTTATTGTCTGCTTGTAGTCTCCATTCGTTTATTGAAGGCTCAAAAAATGTTGGAGCAGTGCTGACATACCTTCTTGAGATCTCATTCCACCTTAGAAACTTGTGCTTAACTAATTGTCTAGCCACAAAGACTGGAGCATAGACATGAAAACTAGCGAAACAATGCCCAAAAGGGCTGGTGTGTTTATTCCTAGCTAAATATCTAATTAGTCTAGAGTCCTTTTCTTCATCAAAGACTTGCTTTCGTTTTCCAAATGAAACTCTGGCAGCATTGACTACAGTGAGGTCATTGCCCATAGAATCTAAAAGCTCAACTCCCAGTGTCATGGATTCTCCTTTAATTTTAACTTTAGTTTTTACTTGCGCGTCAGATATTAAAATACGAAATGACACTAGTGGATATTCACTGAGAAAGCAACAGGTATTTATAAATATATTTTTATATTTTAGAGGTTGACAATGA